ACGCTATTTAATGAAGTTGTCAATTGTTGACCAGTTAAATTTACACTACCATCTGCTATTGTGGTAACACTAGCTATAGAGGTATTTAATTGATTACCTGTTACAACTACGGAATCTATATTTACAACACCTAAAGCTAACGCTATTTGAGAACCAGTAACTGCTACATCAGGTGAAGGATCTACACTTGATAAAGTTAAATTTAATAATTGTGTTTGTACAAGTACATCAGTTTTAACATCTACTTGAATATTTGTTAAAGTTAAATTTAATTGTTGTCCTGTAACTATTGCATCTGGACTTGCATCAACAGATCCTATTGCTGTTGTTAATTGAATACCTGTAAGAGCTACATCTGGAGAAGGATCTACACTTGCTAAAGTTAAATTTAATAATTGTGTCGTTACATTTATTTGTGCACCAATTGCTACACTTACACTACCGCTTGAGCCACCCCATGTTACATTAGAATTGTTCCAAGTTAATTCACCCCATGCTTGATCAGTATCTATATCAAGAGTATTACCTGTAAGAGTAACTATTTGATCATTTTGATCTCCCCACGCTCCTACATTCCAACCAAGTGCTCCCCACGTATCTACGGTAATATCCATAATATTACCCATTCCTGAACCGTGAACATTACAAATGTAATAAAAATCTGATGTCTGTGCGACTGTAATTTCTATGTATCTTACAGTTGCAGCGTTGAATAAAGATGTATTAGTGTAATTAGCTTGATTAGATACACCGTCTAAATAATAACTTACACCACTTGAAATAATTCCACCTGTGCTAGTTGTGGTAGATAAAATTAATGGATGATTATTATTACTTGAATCGTTTTGATTAAATCTAAAAATCCCACCCGTTACAACAGGTACGACAGGTTTTTGAACACCATTAATGTAATAACCACCAACTGTTCCACTAGGGACTGTGACTGTAAATTCAACCATAATAGTTACCTATTATGATATTCTTAAAATAGCTGCTGATGTTGTATCTGCTGGGAATTGAATTGTAAATGTTCCAGCTGTTGCAGATTTATCTCCACCAAAATCTAATACGGCAACTACTGCATTTGAATTTGATGTATTGTAAATTAAACATCCTGCTGCAGTCAAAGTAACTCCAGTAAAAGACAGGTCTGCAAAATCTATAAATGCAACACCTGAAGAAACTAAAGGTGACACATTAACTAAAGTTCCACCACCTGTTGTATACTGACCGGTGTTCGCTACTTCATTTGTTGAAGTATAAACTGTTGTTGCTGAAGTAAAAGATGCTGCAGAAGTATACAGAGCTAGTTTAAAAACATTACCACTTGCAGCCGTAAAATTATGACCACCTTCTAATAATTGTTTTTTAAAACTATTTGCAATTGCATTACCTGTAAATGGCATATTTATCTCCTAATTATTATCCTTGTTTTTGAATCTGAGGTGAACCTTCTTGAAATTCATCTCGTCTTCTTCTTCCCATTTGTTCAATAGAGAATCCTTGTAATGCAGTTTGATACTTTTGTTCATAAAATTGTATCATGTCCGCAGGACCCTTTAAAAAACCGTACGCCTCAACAAGGCATGCATACAATAAGCCAGTGGGAAATTGCAAGCTTAAATATGTTGTTGTATTACTACTAGATAATCCAGAAGGTTTCAAGATATAATTTAATTGCATAGTATAATTAAGATTTGGAATAGGAGCTAAAATTAATGTGTCATCATCATAATTGCTAAAATATTTAGGTAAACCTTGAGCTAAAGAGGCATTATACTCATTAATAAAACCAAGATCTCTATATTCTAACACTGCAATATCTCCTGTATATACTGCACTAGGAATAATGTAAGCTTCTTGTGTTATTAAAACACCTCCTGAACCTGAAAAAGGAGTATTTACAAATTTTTGACCTGCAACAATAGTTGCAGTTGCTTCCTCTCTGTTACTATCAGAATCTACATCTCGTAAAACTCTAAATTCAGCATCTAATATAAATCCATTTACAATTGTTGATGTAAATACATTTGAATCAACTTCTGTATAATCTCTAATTTTTTGAACAAGTTCCGCGTATGTCATATTAAGCTTTTAATGTAACTGGACCTGCAGTACATTCTGCACCACCACCCGATACTCCTCCCGTTGTTGCCGTATCTGCACTTTCAAAATGAAAGTAATTTGTAGAATCTGTTATATTACCAGAAGAATCTATTTTTCCAATTGTAATTGTAAATCCATCTGAATCTGAAATATCTGTAACTCCATCAAAGGATGGAACATCTGAAAAACCTGTGTCATCTGTTGGTCCTCTAAATCTTACAATATTTCCAGTTTCTCTTTGATGATTAGGTGAAAATACATTTACATAAGTATCACTTGAATAAATAATAGTTTCAAAAGGATCTGAATTTAATAAAATTAATACATCAGGTTCCACTCGATCAGGATGTGCGTATTGTAAACCTTGTGGATCAGCTGTAGTTGGTTTTGGATCTAGTTGTGGTTGCTTTGGTTCATATTCAGATATATGCACCCATGAACCATTCCATTCTTGTACCATTTCTTCATATGGAAATCTCTGACCTGACCGATCAGAAATCATATAAGCGTATTTACCTCTAACTGATTTTGCCATTATGCTCCTGGATAGTAAACTTTAGGTGTTATAAATGAACTAGTTGAAGAGCCATCTTGATCTAAAGCTCTTTTTAATTCATCTTCATATAATAATTTCATTTCTTGTACTCTTTGCGGTGTATATTTTTGTGCTAAATAATAAGTTAGTCCCGCGCACATGCACGGAACAAATCGATAAGGAACATTTGTAATATTTGTATAAGCTCCAACATCTTCAATTCTTTTTTCATAATAATAATTAATAACGTTATTAACTTGATCTGCTCCTGGTGTTAAAAATAAAGTAATAGTAATTTTATCTATAAATCTTTCTACAAAATATTGTGTAGGTGTACCTGTGGAAAATTTAGAAGATAATCCACTGTAAGCAGATCGATCTATTTTTGTAAGTGGAAAATCAACCACTGGAGATTGTTGTGTATCTCTATAAACTGCTTCTAAAATATCTCCCGTTCCATAAACAATGGAATTATTATTAAAAACTTTTGCATTATCTGCATGAGCTGCAGCCGTTGTACTGTTTGCACCTCTAGTAAGTCCTGTAATTGTATTTGCTGAACTATTTAAAGTTGTATAAGTAATTTTTTCTGATCCTATTAATAAAGTTCCAGTTGCTGGAAATTGAGATACAGAATCAACAGTAATTGTTGAACTTGATGAAGTAATTGCACCATTTAAAAGAGTAAATACACCATCGGATGTACCATCTGAAGATGCTCTAAAAAGAGTGTAGACAGATTGATCTTCTACTAATGAAATTGAATTGTTTGCAACTTCCCAATAATGCAATCCTCGATTCGCCCATTCTTGAAATAGAATGTTAAGCGAGCGACGGGCTGCTTTTATTTGATTACCGGTATTATTTATAAGACCAATTCTTTCGTATGACTCTTCTATAATATCATCAATAAAAAATGATTTTTCAAAAACGTTTGTGCCTGAAGAGGTAGACATGCAGCCTCCTATTTATCTATAAATAACGTAACAGTTAATCCGCTTGTGTTTGAAGCAATTCCAATACCATCAACTATTCCTGTACCATTTCGTTGTGCATACAAAACACCATCTTCTGGAAGATTTAATGTTTCAGTGCTGTTTGCTCCGACTTTAACTGGAATATAAACTTCTGTGTTAGTTGAAGTGCTTACTGTTGTAACATTTGCTAATCCATTAATTATACAAGCTCCAGAGGTTGCTCCAGATTGTATCATGTAGCCTCTCAATCTCGTAGGTCCTGTAAATAAAACTGCAGTGCTAACATTACTTTCACATATAACTGGTTTTACATCACTTTTGTAACTCATTTTATCTCCTTATATTAAGGAGCTCTTTCGAGCTCCTTAAATTAATTTATTATAGCGACTGTGACTCGCCTGGTTGAGCATTATCCGCAATTGTATATGTGAATACTCCTGTAACTGTTCCAGTTCCAGCAGTTGCTCCAACAGAAGCTGCTACAGTAGCATTATCTGTAATACCACCTGCTACCACTAAAGCACCATCTGCACCTTTGATTGATCCTTTTGTAACAGAAGCTACTTCATTAAAAAAACCATCAACGTCAGCTGTTGTTCCAATATCTACAGTTGATCCTCCACCTGATGATGCAACGACCACTGTAAAGGAAATCGGTACTGCACCTTTTGGTAAAACAAAAGTATTACCACTTGTTGCTGATGTACCAATTCTAACTGGCGTTAAACTTGCAGCAGTTGCAGCAGCATTAAAAGAAATTATTTCAGATAATACTACAACACCTGGTGTTGTTATTGATTTGTCTTGTCCTCCGTATGATCTTACGATCCCTTGGAATGATGTTGTTGCCATAAGTTGTTCTCCTAGTTATTCCAATACAGTCTCTAGGCCGTCCACTATACGGGTCTGTATTGAAAAGTTATGTATAGTAATTAAAATATAGCTCAATTTATTAAATAGTGAAAGGGATAC